CGGCGATACATGAATGTTCAGGTAGAGGAGGCCAAAAAGGCCTATCCGAACTTTGACACCGTGGTATTGCCCGCTATGAATGCGATTTTCGGGGATGGGAAGCCGGAATCCGGCGCCCATCCTGCCATTAGAGAGGCCCTAGGCCGATCGTCGGTTATGTCGCATCTGCTTTACACGCTCGGAGGCAATAAGGAGTTGTCCAAATTCGTGGACGATTCCCGGAAAGATCCAGTGTCGGCACTCATGAAGCTGGGGGCAATGGAAGCATTGCTTATCCCTGAGCTTAGTAAGGCTGGCAAGGAAGTATCCGAGGCTACCCGCAACGGGAAAGGCCAATTTACGGCACCGGCTCCTGAAAAGAAGACGACCACCGCACCACCGCCACCGACAGAGGTAGGCGGACAGGCAACGGCTCCCGCCGATCCTGTAATGGCTGCGGTGAAACGCAAAGACTTCCGCGCTTACGAGGCGGAAGCCAATGCCAGGGAGAGGGCAGCGCGCTTAAAGCGGTGAGCTTCTCCCAAGGAAGCCGGCTAAGTGGCCAACCAGTTTCTAACTGCGGACTGGCTTTCGATGGAAGCGCTTCGCATCCTGAAGAATAAGCTAGTCGTCGCAGAATCATTCGACAAGAGTTACGGCAAGGAATACGAACAAGAGTTTGCCATTGGATCAACGCTGAGGATTAAACTTCCCCAGCGCTTCACCGTGCGCACTGGACTCGGGTATGCTCCCCAGGCGCTCAACCGGATTAACACCACAGTCGCTGTCAATCAGATTTTCGGCGTGGACTTTGAGTGGGATTCCGTAGAAAAGGCGCTCTCGATGGAGCGCAGCCATGAAGAAATCAAGCAGCAATACCTTGATCCGATCATGGTGCAGCTGGCTCAGGAAATTGACACCCGTTGCGCGCAGTTCGCCTACCAGAACACCAACAACATCGTTGGGGTTCTGGGCACCAACCCAACCAGCTTAACTACACCCCAACAGTTAAGGCAACGGTTGATTGAAAAGGGGTGCCCGCCAGGCGATGAGCGGGTATTGATTATACCTCCATCGGTCAATACCAGCTTGGTTCCGGCATTCGCCACCTTCCTGCAGCCTGCGAAAGAAATCTCTGAGCAGTACAGGGAAGGCGACATCGGGCTAGCCAGTGGCTTACGCTGGAAAGAGTCCGTTTCTCTCTTTACGCACACCGCAGGAACTTGGGCATCGACGGTATCCGTTAACGGAGCAAGCCAGAGCGGATCGTCGCTGGCTATCACCTGCACAGCCGGCGATACATTCAACGTTGGCGATGTCTTCTCTATCGCCGGCGTTAATGCTGTCAACCCGGTTACCCGCAGGGTGATTGGCTCGAGCAATGCCATGCAGTTCACCATCCTTCAGGCTCTTACCGGCCTCGGTGGCGGGAACGCTGCGGACGTATTGCAGATCAGCCCGGCTATATTCGGGCCCGGCTCGCAATATCAGAACGTCGATGTGTTGCCGCCTACTGGCAATGCTTTGACCCTGTTTCCTGGGACCACCAGCCCCAACGGCCTGAAGGGGATACAGTCTCTGGGAGTAACCAAAGGCGCTTTCGCTCTGGTGGGAGTCAAACTGGAGCTTCCCAAGGCTGTTGAACTTTCTTCCCAAACCCGTGACCCAGATTCCGGCATTTCGGTGCGGTTTGTAAGGGCCTGGGATAACGTGCAATCGAAAATGACAAACAGGTTCGATGTCCTGATGGGATTCGGCAACCTCTACCCGGACAATTGTTCTGTCCGCATGTTGGGGGCATAAGGAGACAAAACATGAAAAGAATATTTGTTGCTCTGCTTGTCCTCTTGTGCTCGCCTCTTGCATTCGGGCAGGCGAATACGTTCTCGCAAACTACCTTGGCATCGGCTATTACCACGCCGAGCAGCACTAACGCCACCGGCACCACTGTTATTCAGGTGACCTCAGCCACGGGTGTAACAGCAAAGACCACCGCCATCCTGGTGGATGCCGAGCTGATGTACATCGAGCAGGTTAACGGGACATCACTCACCGTAATCCGTGGCGCCAATGGTACCAACGGAACAACCCATGACACGACCGCTATTGCGTGGATTGGGCAAAGGTCATGGTTCCAGGCGATGCAGGAGTTTGGCAGCTGCACCCTGACTACCCTATTCGTCCATCCACACATTGATCTGAAAGATCACCAGATTTTTCAGTGCATTAACTCAGTGTGGGTGGGGAACACTATCGGACCGGAGCTTACCGGTTACCGGACCTCAGGAAGATTCCGCGATCAAGTAGCTGTGGTGGGATCAACCGCCTACGGCTCTTTGGGAACCTCGACCACGGACACTAATGGCGGCTTGTTCTGCTCCGATGTGTTCGTGGCGCGCACCCGAAAAGTCACAGGTATTGCAACCTTGAATGCAGGCACAACCGGCTCAGACAATGTGCTGGTCATCCTGTATGACGCTGGAGGCAATCTCGTCGCCAATAGCGCGACTGGAGGCGTGCTGACATCGGGTAATAATGCATTCCAGGAGGTTTCCTTCACTGCAACCTTGACTATCAATGGCCCAGCGGATTATTTCATATGCCGCCAGGCCAATGGGACCACGGACAACTTCAGAACTATTGCCGCCAGCACTTTCGCCGACGTTCTCACCAAGAACGTAACCGGTGGAGTGTTTGGCACAATTCCCGCGTCTATCACCGTACCGACGACCTTCACCGCTAACGTGGGGCCGTTTGGGTACATCTTCTAAGGAGACACCACAACTATGAGCACAGTAATCACCCCATCTTTTGCTCTGACGCTGGGCAATCTCCGCAGTCTGGTTGTGCCCAACTATACGGGAGAAACTCTTCCGTCGGTTGTGACTGTCAGTCCTCGCGGCGCGCTCATTGTCAACCAGGATCTTCCTGAAAGAGCCGAACTAACCCGCCTTGGGGCCGGCGTCGTGCAGCGTACCGCTGCCGTAGCTGCGGTCACGGCGATACCAACCACAACCGCATCGGCCACTCTCTGGAATGGAGAGCAGCCGGGCGGTAAGGTTTACATCATCGATGCAATCAACGTGACGTGCACCTCATCGAACGGTGCGGCGTCCATGTTCTCGATTGTAGCGATGGTGCCAATCGCAACTTCCGCCACCGTTCCCGCCACCTCCGATACCGTTGTGGCCAACTCCCTGAGCGGCAGGACTTATGCCGGCAAAGGGCAGTGCTCTCACGCGGTAACCGTGGTAGACAACGGGTGGTTTTCCATTGGAAACACCTTCAATACAGGCGCTCTGACGGCAACTGTCGGCGCTCAGGTAGAGATTCCCGTCAATGGTTCCATCGTTCTCGCGCCTCAGTATTTGCTCGCCTTGGCATGTGTGGCGCAGAGCGGAACCGCAAACGTCAAATTCTCCATCCGGTATTTTGAAGTTCAGCTGCCGGCTGTGACGGTGTAAGGAGACAAAACATGAGTTCAGTCGTAACCCCGTCTTATGCTTTGGCTCTTGGGAACCTGCGAGCTGTACAGGTTCCTAACTATACCAACGAGGGATCGCCATCCGCCGTGGGGGCCAATCCTCGCGGCGCCTTGATCATGACGCAGGATGCTCCAGAGAGAGCCGAGGTAACTCGCCTGGGATATGCGGTTACGCAGCGCAGCGGAGCCGTTGCGTGTGTAACCGCTATTCCGACGACCACCGCGGCTTTTACTCTCTGGAACGGTGAAGCTGCCGGCGGCAAGCTGTACATCATCGATTCCATCAACTGGACATGTACGACATCGGCCGCTGCGGCCTCAATGTTCAGCTTGGTGGTGATGATCCCGGTGGCTACATTCACCGCCGCGCCTACGACTGCGGATACTGTTGTGGCCGATTCTCTTTCCGGCAGAACCTATGCTGGCAAAGGCGTGATGTCACACAGCGTCACAGTCACGGATAACGGGTGGTGGTCAATTGGCAATACCTTCAATTCAACCCTCACGGCAACTGTCGGGGCGCAAATTGAAGCACCGGTCAACGGGGCCATTGTCCTGGCTCCTGGCTACATCCTGTGCATTGCCTGCGTGGCAGCCAATACCACGGCAGTCGGCAAGGTGTCGGTGAAGTACTTCGAAGTTCCTAGCTTGCCTGCGATCACCGTTTAACACAATGGGGGCTGTCTTTCGGGGCAGCCCCCATATTTTAAGGAGAGCCATGCCGCAACTTGTCGGGCGCAGCCAAACCACGGGCAATGCTGCCGCTGTTTCAACAACTACTCTATTCACAACTCAGGCTCAGGGACAGTACCTGATTATGTGGAATGCCAAACGGACTACTGCGGATACGGTTAGTTCGACTCTTGGCGCCGTGACTATTGTCTACACAGATCCTGACAACACATCCATGAGCGTAACGGCGCCGGCAACCGTCTCGGGAGGCACCATAGCAACCACCAACACCACAGACTCAACGTCCGTTACCGGAGCGCTCTGGGGGATGCCGCTGCTTTTGAATTGCAAGTCCGGCACCGTGATCACCTTCGCCGTGGCCTACGTGTCTAACACTCCAGGAAACATGGTCTACAACTTCAATATTGCGGTGCAGTACTTCCCATATAACTAAGGAGATTTCATGCCTGAATTAGTTCATTTTGACCGCTACCCCATGGAAATAGAAGGGGCGCATACCATCAACATGTATCACCGCTCAAAGCCTATTGTCCAAGTGCTGAGCAATGATATGGCCAATATCCAGCAGTATCAGCGCGATGGGTATAGCACGTCTTATATATTCCAGGCCTACCCAAAAGGTATGTATCGCGCTGATGGCAACTTGGTAGTAGTGGCCAATGAATCCGAAGAGAAGCAACTGCGATCGGTGGGATATGGCGATAAACCGCCCGCCAAGAAGTCTTGGGATAATCGCCAGCCCACTCCTGGTTTCCAGATCGGCGAGCATCACCTGAAGTTTTTGCAGCATTGCGGGTTCGAGTTCGACGCGATACAGCAGGCCCGCGACTGGTTTTATGCTTTGCCGGAGGCTCCGCAGGCTGAGTTCTTGGAGGATGCGGAAAACTGGATGCCGGAATCAGAGGAAGTAAAGCGCGGGCCAGGGCGGCCGCGAAAAGATGGCTAACGGAATCAATTATGTAACCAATGCCTTCCAGGATGGCATTATTGTGGCGCCTTCTTCCACGGCCTATACAACGGCCATTGCCGCGCGCAAGGCTGAACTAGCTGGCCAGACCACATCTTCGCCGGCGATTAAATCCTTGGTGAATGCTAGCGCCCAGACTTTCTTTATCAGTTCCATTGTCGCCTCTCTTAACTCTTTCCATGGAGAAGACAAGAAGAAATGAGCACCGCCACCGATATAATCTCCAATTCGCTGCTTGAAATAGGGAAGCTGGCGCAAGGGGAAACGGCGAATGCTGGAGACGTTGCTTGGGGACTGTCTAAGCTCAACCGCATGATTGATGCTTGGAATGCCCGCAGGCTGTTCATTTTTGCAGTGAACTTTGTTGAGACGTACACGCTCACTCCTGGTCTGATTCCGCATACCATTGGGCCCTCAAGCAACATTCCAGCTCCCAACTTTGCCACGGTCAATGGCTCAACTCGGCCGGCGCGCATTGAGTCAGCGGCGATCATTCTCAACAATATCAATCCCAAGGTAACTCAGCCTCTAAACCCGAGGGATGCCGACTGGTGGGCCAATGAAAGAATCAAGACTTTGCAGACGGATCTTCCGACAGAGTTCTATTACGAGCCGGATTACCCACTTGGCAAGATATTCTTGTGGCCCGTACCAATAACTGCATGGGGGCTGGAGCTACAAACCTGGACCGAGTTCAATAAGTTCACTACCAGCACTACTATCACACTGCCACAGGGCTATGAGGATGCAATCACCTGGTCCCTGGCAGAGACCATGATGGCTTCCTATCGCGTCCAGGCGGATAGGTCGGCAGAAATCAGGCTACAGGCGCGATCCGCACGTGCCGTGATCCAGAGTATCAATGCCAAGACACCTCTCATTGCCAGCAGAGACTACGGAATGCCTCACAAAGGCTCGTTCAACCGCACCAACTGGAACTACACGACCGGGTTAACGACGAAAACATAGCATGGGACGCTTCGGATTCTGCGGTAGATCCTACACCTCTCAGAGTGTATTGGCCGACAACCAGAGAACTCTAAATTGGTTCCTGGAGACCATTGAGAGCGGCGATGGGAAGACGGCAGGCGCGCTTTATCCCTTCCCCGGGCTATCGATATTTTCTGCGTTGCCTGATTTCCCGGTGCGCGGAGGCATAGAGATCACGCCGCCTGGTGGAGCATCTAGGACTTTCAAGGTTGCCGGCGGATCTCTGTATGAGATTTTCTCCGATGGAACGTTCACCAAGCGCGGTTCTGTGGCCAATGACGGCAAAAAGGCTTCCATCGCGGCATCCACTATCCAGATAATGATTGCTTCAGCTGGGAATGGATACTGCTTCACCCTGGCGACCAACACCCTGACGGCGATTGACAATGTAACTGTGCTCCCGTCGCCGGTTTTGATGCAGTACACGGACACTTTCTTTGTGGCGCTGCGAGCCGATGGAAAATTCCAGTATTCAAATCCTCTTGATGGCACAACCTGGCCTGGAACCAGCGTCAGTGGCGTGAGCGTGTTCGCAGAAAACCCTTCATCACTTTTAATTGACCACAGAGATGTGTTCATTTGGAGCAACAAGCGCGGGGTGGCCTACTTCGATTCCGGAAATCAGTTCACGTTTGATGTAAATCCAAGCGGATTCATCGAAGACGGCATTGCCGGGCCTTACTGCAGAGATCGTCTCGACAATACGGTCTTTTACCTGTCGAACGATGAGCGCGGCAACATTCAGGCCAAGCGCCTGCAAGGGTATTTGCCTCAAAGAATCAGCGATCACGCAGCGGAGACAAAATGGCGGTCCTATGCCTCAGTGGCCGATTGTGTTTCTTACGCCTGGGGGTGGAATGGGCACAATTTTTGGCAGCTCTATTTCCCTTCCGCCAACCCTATTCCTGGCACCACGCCCACGCGCTATTACGGAGCAACCTGGGTTTACGACGTAGCCACCCAAGCATGGTTTGAGCGTTGCTTCCTGGACCCTACAACCGGAGCAGAGTTGGCGCACCGCTCCTGGGGGCATACACAGTCGTTTGGCAAGCACTTGGTGGACGACTGGCAGACCGGCAATGTCTATGTGATGGATGACATTTACCTCACAGACTTCGGCAACAACATTAAGCGCCAGCGGCGCGCGCCAACTGTATCGACAGAGCAAGAGTGGATCTACCATGACTTCCTGCAAATAGACTTCGAGGTTGGGTTAGGGCCTATACCACCCCTACTAGATGGCGCCGGAAACCCAAGAGCGCCACAAGCATTACTGCGCTTATCTGATAATGGCGGCAAAACATGGGGTAACGATCACTGGCGAGACTGCGGGCAAGCAGGGCAATATGAAGCGCGCGTGTATTGGAACCAGCTTGGAGCGGCGCGCGCACGGGTTTATGAATTGACAGTAACCGATGCTGCGGTGTGGCGCATAATTGACGCCTACCTCGAGGCAAGCGGCTATGATCGTCCTCAGCCGCGGTTGAGCAAGAAGATTTCCCAGGCTGCATGACAAACCCAAAGCCATCTTTACAGACGCTTGCCAGGACGCCGATATTCGGCAGTGACGGCATGATGCACCAGACATGGCAGAGAGTATTTGCGTTTCTCTTCCAACAGGTGGATCCGGCCCTTAATCAAAAGGGACAGATACAGGCAACTACCTCGATTGCTGGGCGCACGGAGAAGTTGCAGACCACGGTTACGAACATCACTAACAGCGGAGCGTTTAATAGCCTGGGGAATGTGGTCGATACCTCCACAGATCACCTTACGGATGGGACGGGAAGCCCATTGACGGGCGGCAAGAGAGGCTTTAATGCTCTCGATACCCATAACCGCTTGGTGGGAACTTTTAGGAACAATGCCGTGAATGTGGGCTCGGTGCCAGGATCAAGCACAACGCTATCAAACGATGGAGTGGCCACGTCAGTCACAATCAATGCGGATACTGCACAGTTTGGCGATGGAACGGTCTCTTATAACTCAGGATCGGTCGATATGGGTTCTTTCGGGGGGCCGCAATACATCTATGCGGATGATCCAACATTCGCCGGCGGCGCGGTGACCTATACGACGACGCCGACGCAGCAGAACCAATCGGCCGCCAATGGCAGAGTCATTTTTGGGGCAATAACAACGGTGAACGGAGCTGCCAAGACTGGGGGAGGAACTAGCGGCGGATCGGGAGGAACACGAGGGGGGAGACAATATATCTGATGGCTCACAGTACTGAGATTGTCGCATGGAAAAAGCTCAGCAATGGACAACATTCGGTATGCATCCGTTGCTGCGGAGATGAAGGGACCGACCACTGGCACAGTATGAGCGTTGTAACTCCCCAAGGGCAGCCGGTTGACCGCGCGCTGCGTGATGTGAATTTGGCTGCGGTGCGCAGCTTTGTTGCTAGCCAGCACGAAGAGATGCAGAAGCATACTCAGGATATGCTCGACCAAGCAGGGAATACCACTCAACATCAATGAAACCCATTAAAGCGGCAGTAATAGCCCTATTTATGTGTGCCCCTGCGTTCGCCCAGGTGCAGGTTAGCCCCTTTTTAACACCATACCAGCAGTTCGTAGACAATAGCGGATTTCCCCTGGTCGGTGGGAAGGTTTGCACATTCGCCACCGGCACAAGCACGCCGCACGCCACCTACAGCGATAACGGTTCTACCCTTAACAGCAATCCGGTTGTGCTTGATGGCGCAGGCAGAGCCAAAATATATCTCGATAGCACATCTTACAAAATCGTTATTGCGGCCTCGACTGCTGACAACACCTGCACTCCGGCAATCACGACCGCCGATCCGGTTACATGGTCCAACACTATATCTGTTCTAAGCACTCTGACAGTAACCGGTAATCCCTCATGGGCTACATCCACGGCTGCCACCTCTGGAGCTAACCGCACTAGCCCTCAAGAGTCCATCTGCGGAAATTACTGGACTGGTTCGGCGTCGGCATCCGACTGCTGGATTTGGCAGGATCAATTGGGGACGGGATCCAATCCAACTTCTACGCTTGCATTGTCGCATTCCGGCAGCAGCGGAGCAGCCACGGTGTCGCTTCCCGCCCTGTCCGTTCCTTCTATATCTGGACCTGGTATTCAAAGGCAACTATTCACCAGCAGCGGTACATTCACCATTCCCGTAACCCAGGTTGAAGTAACCATAGTAGGCTCCGGAGCGTCGGGAGGGGCGGGGAACACGGTCACTCCCACCAACGGAGGCGGAGGCGGTGGCGGAGCAACCTGCACAAAGTATCTCTCGAGCCTCACCATAGGAAACACCCTGACCGTAACCGTGGGTGCGGCCGTAACTGGAACTCTAGGGGCTGCCGGAACAAACGGCAACAATAGCTCCATATCCTCCGGCAGCCAAAGTATAACCACGGTCACCGCAGGAGGCGGAGCGGCTGGAAACTTCACCGGCGCATTCAGTAATGGGGGGCTGGGGGGAACCTGCACCTCGGCCGACTTTGCCGTAACCGGCGGGGCTGGAGGCCCTGGGTTTCAGGCGGCCGGTCCTGTTAATGTGGGCGGGTTTGGCGGAGTTGGCTGGAATGGGGGGCAAGGAGGATTATCGAGCAACAGCGGAGTTTCCGGCGCAAACTCATTCGGAGCCGGAGGCGCCGGGTCCTCAGGCTCGGGCAACAACGCGGGAGGGTCATCCTCTCAGGGCCTTGTACTATTCAGGTGGATAAACTAATGGGTCATCGTGATCGCGTAGAACGCCGACGTAGAACTGCCCGTCGTGATGTTTCCGTTGAAGCTGCGATCTAGCCCCAGGCCGGCCGTCCCAAAGCTGTTGAGCGGTCCACCGGTAATTCGCGTAACGGCTCCATTGCTGTCCGTGAGAGTGTCGGTCCACGACGCCCCGCTTAGCAGATCGCTCTGCCCGCTGGCGATGGTTCCGTTGGTGAACCCTGGCAGCCCGGTGACCGTATAGGTGCCAGTGACCTTTCCGGTGGTATCGTCCTGCGTGAGCATCAAGGTGATGGTTCCGCTGGTGCTTCCGGCCGGGCATGAGGATACGCAGTTCACGGTTCCGCTCCACGCTCCCGACACGCTGGGAACCTCATTCGCGACCATGTTGCCGGTGGTCGCGGCCCCAAGACAGTTCCCGCCCGATCCCGGCGTCACCGTGTAAGTTCCTGTTGCCTGCGATCCGGCGTCATTCAGGGTCGTGGTGAAAGCGATTGTTCCAAAATTACCGCCAAACTGGCCGGTGAATTGCGAAACGTTCTGAACGGATCCATTCGAAAAGGTAGCGTCAGGCTGAGCCACGCACTGGAAAGAGGAACGATTACCGACCTCGGAGATGTTGACACCGGACACGACCGAGCCGGTCTGGCTAAAGAGCGTCGACAAGAGGAAGGTATTGTTGTTGCTATCGGTGAATGTAAGCTTCCAGTTTCCAGAGGGGTCGATAGGTTTCTGCTGCGTGGTACCTCCACAACCGACAACAGCAAGGATGATGGCGGTGGCAACCATTGACACGATACCATTCTTCTTCATGACTAACTTTTCCTTTCTTTACATTGAATTATCACGCCTCTCACGCCTAAAAGCAACCCGCGAAATATAAGCGAATATGGTTACCTTCGAGCGCAGCCAGGACTGGCCGCTAATCAAGAGCATAGTCACGCACCCCAAGATTTGGCCGATGGCCTCCGATGACTTTTCCCCTGCTCCGGAGGCCTGGGAGCCGATCCAGGATGAGCGCGTCCTGAATGTAATCGCCCGCGATGCAGATGAGGTTCTCGGCCTCTGGATCTTGGTGCCGCATACCAAGGTTGTTTGGCAGGTGCACACCTGTTTGCTGCCATCGGGCCGAGGAAAGCGCGGGCGTGCCGCCGTGCTGAAGGCAATTGAGTGGGTATGGGCGAACACAGAGTGTTTGCGGATCATCACGGAAGTGCCATTGTACAACTCCGCTGCTTTGCTATTCGCTCTTTGGGCGGGCATGGATAAGTTTGGCGTAAACCCAAAATCCTTTATGAAAAATGGCCAATTGCATGATGTTGTTCTGCTTGGGATCAGTAAGGAGGCCGCGTGCCAGCAGCATTAATTCCGGCTCTAATTCTTGGGGGCACGGCTATCGGTGGCGCTGCCATCTCCGCGGGCGCGGCCGGCCACGCTGCCAATACGCAAGCGCAAGCCGCTGACCAGGCCGCCCAGCTCCAGTACCAGCTAGGCCAGCAGAACCTGGGATTCCAGGAACAGCAGTATCAAAACTCGCTTGGCCTTTCGGAGCCTTTCTACAATACCGGCACTCAGGCGCTTGGGACGCTCTCTCAGTTGCTGGGCCTAAACCCTACGCCGGGTAATACCTCAGTATTCCAGCATCCCTTTGGCAACAATGGAGCGCCATCACTCGGGCAGCTAGGCGGCCCTGCTCAATTTAATCCGCTGTCACTTGGGAATGGCAATGGGGCCATCCCTTTCTCTGGTGGAATCCAGTCGGACTTAGCTCGTGGCGGGCCGCGTATGGTTGGCACTGGCGGGTTTGATGGCAGCTTTAATCCAAATCAGCCATCCGGGCAGCCCGGAAGTGCTCAGCAAGGGCAGCCTGGCACTCCTACACCGGCGTCGTCTCCCGGAGCAGTACCGGGAACAGGATTGCCTCCGGGATTCCTGGCGCAAACCTTTGACCAGAAATTCACTGCGCCGAGCCTGGACAATACAACGGATCCGGGCTATAAGGCGCGTCTTGATATCGGACGCCAGATGCTCGAGAACTCGGCTGCGGCACACGGCGGTATCCTTTCTGGAGGCACCGGGCAGGCAGAGCAGCAGTATGGCCAGGACTTCGCCTCGAATGAGTACCAGAACGTTTACAACCGCGCTCTTCAGAATTACAACACTTCCTTCAACACATTCAATCAGAACCAGTCGAACATTTACAACCGATATGCCAGCCTAGCAGGCCTAGGGCAGACTACCGCGCAACAGCTAGGCAATGCTGGATTGGCAACCGGCGCCAATGTTAGCAACGACCTCTTGGCCACCGGTGGCGCGATTGGCAACGACCTGAACAATGCGGCAGCCGCTAGGGCTTCTGGGTACGTGGGAGTGGGGAATGCGATCAGCGGAGGGCTTAGCGGCCTGGGAAATCTTGGCCTGATGTATCAATTGCTCCAGAATCAAGGCAACAACCAAGGAAGCAACATTACCAATAATCCCTGGTAGGAAACTTCTAAA